GCGGCGATCCTGAACTTCCGGAGTTCATGGTCGTAGTTAAGGCGTACTTGTACCTGGTTTGGCCCGAGCCGCTAACGCGGTCCGAGCCCTTCCAGTTCGGTTTGCTCGCACGCCTTGAGTCAAAGATGGCAAAGATCCTACGGCACCGAGGTGCCGGCGGTCTTGTCGTCTGGCTCAAGGCGTGGTCCCACAGCTGCCGGGAAGCCGCCCTTACAGGCGGTCGTCTTCCCGGATGCTGGCGTCGTTGGTTCCCCCGCCGCTCCGGAGTGGGGTCCTTCCTTGCCTTTTCTAGGCTCGGGAGGGCCCTACCGGCGGTGGTGGAAACCGGTAAAGGTGGGAGTCGGGCCGTTCGAGCGTCTCTGGTCCAGCACCGTCGCGACCTTGGTCGAGGGTTCTCCCTCGATCCGGATCTGCGTTTTGCGGTGTACCAGCAGATTCTCTCTCGACCACGGGCGACAGCGGGAACCGTCAAGGCTCATCTTGGCGGGTCATCGACCCTCGCTGTCCCCCGTAAGAGGGGTGGTTGGTCTAAGGACGCTGAGGAAATGACGAAGTCCCTTTGGGGCTTCCGATCCTTAGTAGCCAACCACACCCCTTCGACCCCCCAGGTTCTTGCTCTCTCCGATCCCTTCTCATACGAAGGGGCGTACCCTCTTGGACGGGTAGCGGTCGTCAGGGAACGGGGCTATAAGCTCCGCGTCGTGACGCCGCTCTCCTTCCAGGAGGTCGCAGTTGGTCACGCACTTCGTGACAACGCGTGGGTTCTCCTCGAACGGGACGAGATTTTCGATCTCGGCCAGCTCGATGACCCTGCGTGCGGTCTCGATGTGCGTGAGGGAGAAGTCGTCGTGTCCGCTGACCTTTCGCGGGCAACCGACGTCGTCAGTCACGGCTGGAATGCCCCCCTTTTGAGGGGAATCCAGGCGCGGCTTGACCTTCCGGAAATCTGGTTCCGCAACGCGATGGAGGCCCTAGGGCCCCACCGCATTGCGTACCCAGATGGGCGGGAGGTCACGAGTTCTGCAGGCTGGCTGATGGGCCATCCACTCACGTGGACGGTCCTCAACCTCCTGCATCGAGAACTCGCGGCGATGTCGGGCCTTCGGGTCTTTCGGATCCGGGGCGACGACTTGTTAGGCATTGGCTCCCCCGGGGCGGCCGAACGGTACTTCAGGCTGATGGTGGACGCTTCGTTCATCGTCAACAGGAAGAAATCGTTCGTTTCCGCTTCCGGGGGGGTCTTTGCCGAACACCTCTACTTGGTGAAGGGCGGACTTTTGAAGCCCTTCGCCAAACAGAGGATCCCTCGCAGCGCGTTCGCTAGTCCTCTGGGTCTTGCACCCACCCAGGAGTTTGCGGACGAACTGCGGCCTTCTGCGAGGCGGTCGTACGTTCACGCCCTCTGGAGCGCTTTCGGGCCACTCCAGAGTCGTTGGCGTGCGACACCAGTACACCTTCCTCGGTGCCTGGGCGGCATTGGTATGCCGCACAGGACGAGAAGTGTCGGACAGGTAATCGCTGGTAGTTGGGACGTAACCAAAATGGTCACGTCTCCGCTTCCGCGGTTATCTGCTGCTTGGTCGTCACGGGGCAGCTACTCTGTACGTCGAGAGCTGGTGGCGACCCACAAGCAGGTGAGCAAGGACCTCCATAGGAGCGGTGATTTGGCGCGGTGGGTAGTACTCGACGCTTCCTGGGTCAACCAGGAAGTCGAGAGGCGTCTATCCATCGTTGCCGAACGCTGCCCTATGGTCCTTACCGATCCAACTTCGCTCACTGTCGCTCGTGCGTGGAGGTCCTGGCGGCGCATAGCCCGCCGGGTTGCCCCTCCACCACGTGCGATCGGCAGTGATTGGACACTAGCACGGCTCAGCGGTTGTTTGGCTTCCGCTGAGTTGCTAGGAGCTTACCGAGTGTACAACAGCGCGCTTGAGGTTCCGTTGGCCTCTCCATGGGAGCCCTTCCGATTCGTTCGCGAATTGGAAGTGCCCCTCATGGAGAGGGA